AGGTAGCTCAGGAAGTTATTCAGGGCGCATGGGGTAATGGTGACGCAAGAAAGAATGCATTAATTGCAGCTGGTTATGACTATGCCACAGTTCAGGCTGAGGTGAATCGTATTCTTGGTGGTGGAAACGCTGTACCTAAGAAATCTGTAAATGAACTTGCAAAAGAGGTTATTGCCGGTAAGTGGGGCAACGGAGATGCTCGAAAGACAGCTCTTACAAATGCAGGTTATGACTACAGTGCAGTTCAGAAAGAAGTAAATCGCATCTTCGGTGATGCAAATACAAAGTCTATTGATACATTGGCTCGTGAAGTTATTCAGGGAAAATGGGGTAATGGTAGTGAGCGTAAAGACAGGTTAACTAAAGCTGGTTACGACTACAATGCAGTTCAAGTTCGCGTAAATCAGCTACTGTAAGGAGGTAATGGAAGATGGCTAGTGAAGAAGCTAAGGTCATTGAGGCCGAGAATAGTACTGAAGTCTTGACAGCTTTCAACCGTATTCCTTATGCATTGATAAACGCAGAAGTTTCAGGTGCAGCAAAGGACACTTTGGACGAGCTGACACAAATCTGCAAATACTATAAAGTGTATAAGAAAGGTGCAAGTTTTACTGTTGAGGGTACGAACGGCGATTATGTGCCTGCCAAGCTTAATTATAAGATGGCCGCATCCCTTATCAATAAGGAAGCGAGATTCCTCTTTGCTGAGCCACCTGACATTACGGTTGAGCCGAAAGGCGATGTTGGTAAGATTACCGAAGATGCAAAGAATGCATTGACAGTTATGAACGACTTGGTTAAGACAGTTCTTGATAAGAACAACTTTGAGGAAGCCCTTATCAAGGCAGCTAAGGATTGTTTCATTGGCAAACGAGTTGCTGGTCTGGTAAACTTCAATGAGGAGGACGGAGTGACAATCACATTCCTTCCTTCTACGCAGTTTATCTATGACACTAAGGTAGGCAATCCGAATATAATAACCAAGTTTGTGTGTTTCATCATTGTAAAGGACAGCATTACATTAAGTGAGAAACGAATCTTCAAAAAGAAGTTTGAGTTTATCGATGATGTGGTGTATCTGGAAGAAGTTCTTTATGATGGAGCCGGAAAGGAATTGGAGGTTGTGACTGAATATCAGGAAACTCTGATGCCTATGATTCCGGTAAGTATCTTCATCAACGACGGTCTGTCTGGTGAGGATAAAGGTGAATCTGAGATTGAGATTCTGCAGGATGATGAATCTTGGTATAGTAAGCTGTCCAATGCAGATATCGATGCTCAGAGAAAATCAATGAATCCTACTAAGTATACTGTGGATATGGAATCAAATTCTACTAAGAGTCTTTCTACTGCAGCTGGTGCTTTCTGGGATTTGGGTTCAGACCAGAACTTGGATAATGCACATCCACAGGTTGGTTTGCTTGAGCCAAGTATGAACTACAGTGCTTCTCTTGACACTACACTCAAGCGAGTAAAGAAATCAGCTTACAATCAGGTTGACATGCCTGACATTGAAGAGGTACAAGCTACAATCACAAGCGGCAAGGCACTCAAAGCAATTTATTGGCCGTTGATTGTAAGGTGTAAAGAGAAAATGAAGATGTGGGGACCACAGCTCAGAAATATGGTTGACATCATCATTCAAGGTGCAATGGTTTATCCAAACTGCATTGAGAAATACATAAATGATGTAATTAGTCCTGTTGCATACGAAATTTCTATTGTTGGGAATCTTCCTATTCCTGAAGATGAGATTGAAGAAAAGAACATGGACTTAGCCGAGGTTGAATCTAAGACTATGAGCCGTAAATCTTACATGAAGAAGTGGAGAGGTCTTACTGATGATGAGGTTCAGGAGGAACTTAAACAGATTGCACTCGAAAGGCAGATGCTTGAGGAAAGTTCATTTGCAGCTAGTGGCGATGCTGAGCCATATCCTTCTGGTGGTACAGGAAATCAGGATGAGCCTACTGATAAGGATGAATCTATTGATGAGCTTTACGAACCAACAGACGATGATGACAATATGATTTAAGAAAGAAAGGAGATGCCATAATGGCTAGCTTGATTTTTAAGGATGCTGAAGCGGCTAAAGCTGCTATTATGGCATCTCAGCAAAAAGAGATTGCAAAGCTCTACGAAGATTGGGCAGATGAGATTGGTGAGAGAGCTAAATACTACTCTCACAAATCCACTGCGAGTGCTCCAGTGTCTGAGCGATATTACAGAGAATTGCAGAAGCAATTGAGGCAGACGAGTCAGGAAGTTTCCAATGAGATTTACAAGAAGATTAAGTCGAATATTTACATTGTTGCTGATGCAGTTGTGTCAGACAATGTTAAGTGGCTAGAGAGTCTCGGCTTTTCTTCTGATGGTTTGAACGCAGCATTCAGTTATGTGCCACATGAGATTGTGCAGAATCTGGTAACCGGTCAAATCTATGATAGTGGTTGGAGTTTGAGTTCTAGAATCTGGGGCGACAACGAACAAACACTTAAAGATATCTATCAGGTTATGGCAAAAGGTCTGGCTGAGAACAAGCCTATTTATGAGATTGCTAAGGACCTTGAATCTTATGTAAGACCAAGTGCTGGGTTGCCTTGGAATTTACGAATGGCTGATGGCAAGAAAATCTACAAAAAGCAGGTTGATTACAATGCTCAGCGATTGGCAAGGACTTTGGTTCAGCATGGCTATCAACAAAGCTTTATTGCAACTACTCAGAAAAATCCATTCATAACCGAATATGTTTGGAGAGGTAATGGAAGCCGAGTATGTGATTTGTGTAAAGCTCGTGATGGTGTTCATTACAAGAAGACAGAACTTCCTATGGACCACCCGAATGGAATGTGTACAATGGAACCTGTTGTGGTTGATAATATAGTCGACCAACTTGCAGACTGGTTCAATAGTCCTGATGGAACATATCCGGAGATTGATGCATTTGCTAAGAACTTTGGATATAATCCAGAATAACTCAGATGACCCCAGAATGAATTTTAGGATATTATATTATAATTTATATATTTATTTCAAAAGGTTTATTCTGGATTAAATTTGGACCTCTGGAGAATATACATCAAAATGAAGTTTTGGATATACTTGAAATAAGTTCGAAAATAATTCAAATATTTTTCAAAAAGATGTGTACAAGCCAGGAAAAATATGGTATAATATATACAAGTGGTTGTGATGACCAATTTCCAAGAACAAGAAAAGGAGGAAATCAAGTGAGTACAATCGACAGAGAAACAATGTCATTACTTGTTGAGTGCGAAGATTGTAAAGAAAAGTTTCGAATCACAGCAGGTAATGCAGTAAATGCAGTTACTCATAAAAAAGAGTTCAATGTAAATGGGCAATCAATATTTCTCACATATTACGATTGTCCTAAGTGTGGCAGACGCCATTACGTACAAATTGATGACGCAACATCGCTTAATAAACTTAAGGAAGTTTCCAGACAGTTTGTAAAACTTGCTGTGTTAAAGAAAAAGGACAAAGAAATTCCACAAAAACAATCGGCAAAATTCAAGAAAGCTCGACAGAACCTGTCTGACTACAGGATGAATCTCATGAAAGAATATACCGGTAAGTTGCTGCACGACAACGAAACGGATTCCGAATTTGTGCTGAGGTTTTCGGTATGAGTCAGGAAAAAGCAATAATCGTGTGTGATGAGTGCAAACATGAGTTTTACTTGGATGCTGTGGGAATACATGAGGCTATCGTTGAATTAAACGGTGTGCCGGTTACTCTGGTTTATTTTGCGTGTCCAAAGTGTAATAAGATTTACCGTATATCCATTCAGGATAGACGTTACTATGAATTAGTGGAGGACCTTGAGAAAACAAAAAAGAGGATACGAAGAAACCATGGTAGCAATAATCAGGAAATGGCAAGAATGCTAAATTCTATGGTGTTCAAAAAGAAACAACGTCTTGAAGAATACGTAGATAAAGTGAATAAGATGTTCCCAGGTACGTTTACCTTTGTGGTGTCTGAAAACAATCACAAGGAACAAACTATCAAATATCTACCATGAGAATCATGGAACAGGAGGAAATTAAAATGGCTGAAGAAACAAAGAACAACCTCACTGATGAGGAAATCGAAGAGAACGAGGACGTTGAGGACCAGGACGACAACAAGGATGATTCTGGAAAGTCCGGTAAAGATGATAAATCTGGTAAGGACAAAGGTGGAGACGATAAGGGTAAGTCCGGTAAGACTTTCACCCAGGAGCAGGTAAACAAGATGATGACCCGTGAAAAGAATCAGGGTCGTAGTGCTGCTCTTAAGGAATTGGGTATTGACCCTAAGGACTCCAAGATGGTTGCAATGGTTAAGGCACTTATCGAAAGCCAGAAGACTGATGAGCAGAAGGCTGCCGAAAAGGATGCTGAAAATCAGACAAAGATGAACGAAGCTGAGCAGAGAGCTCAGGTTGCAGAAGCTAAAGCTGAAGCTATGATGCTGGGTGTAAAAACTCAGTATGTGGATGATGTGGTTACTCTTGCACTTGCAAAGATGACCGAAGATTCTGACCTGAAGACTATTATCGGTGAGTTCAAGACTAAGTACCCTGTTTGGTTCGGTGAATCCGAAGACGATGACAAGGGTGGAAAAGACAAAGGAAAAGGTAAGACTGGCCAGAAGGGAACTGGTTCTTCTGTCAAGAACTCCGATAAGGAGAAGAAGGGCGAGGAAAAAGGTCTTGGTGCTCGTCTTGCTGCACAGCGCCGTGGTACTGGTAAAAAGTCCAGCTACTGGGGCAACAACAAATAATATGGAGGTATATAAGAATGCTGAATCGTAGTGGTATTTCTAAGACTACTCTGACTGCAACTAAGCAGATTCTTGCTAATGTTGAGCTTCAGAGTTCTGTTGGTTGTATCGTGCCTCAGACTCTTGGTGCTACCGTAGGCAACAAGAAAATCGTAAAGGCAGGTACCCCTATCAAGGTTGACTTGATGAATCTTCAGACTGCAGCTGTTAAGGCTGACGGTACTACGGCAATGAATGCAGTTGTTCTGCATGACGTTGATGTAACTGATGGCAATGCCAATGGCACTGCTTTGATTTTTGGTTTTGTGAATGTGAATCGTGTGGATTCCGATGTTGCTGCTGCAATCACTACTGCAATTGGTGCAACCGGAGCTTCTAAGCAGATTACGTTCATGAAGGCGTAAGAGAAGGAGGAAATAAGAGATGACTATTTTCGATTTGATGCAGAGTACTGAACTCGTTGCATATTGGGAAGAGCTCACTCAGGACGAAGCTCCGTATCCTTGCGAAGAGCTGTTCCCTGATGACAAGAAGCGTGGCATTTCCCTCAAGTGGATTAAGGGTAGCAAAGGTCTGCCTGTTGTACTTAAGACTTCCGCATTTGATGTACATGCAATTCCTCGTGCACGTATCGGCTTTGAAAAGCTTACTGCAGAGATGCCGTACTTCAAGGAGTCTACATATATCGATGAAGAGCTTCGTCAGGAACTCAATCTTGTTCTTGAGACTGGCAACCAGGCTTACATCGATTCTGTAATGAACAAGATTTTTGACGATGAAACTCGTCTGCTTCGTGGTGCTCGTGCTTCTCGTGAGAGAATGCGTATGATGGCACTCACTACCGGTATTATCTCTATGGCTGCAAATGGTCAGAGCTTTACCTTTGACTATGGTGTAACTCATAAGGGTAATGCTGCTGTATCTTGGTCTAATCATGCTACCTCTGACCCTATCGAGGACATCAGAGTTGCTAAGGAAAAGATTCAAGATGAGACTGGTGCAGTTATCACTCGTGCTATGTGTGATGGCAAGACTTGGAGAGACATCCGCAACAACGAAAAGATTAAGAAGGCAATCTTCGTTCTTACCAATGGTGCTGGTGCTATCTCTGATAAGCAGCTTCGCCAGTACATTATGGACGAGCTTGAACTCGACGTTGTTGTTAACGATAAGCGTTACAAGGATGAGAACGATGCCACTGCTAAGTTCATGCCTGAGAACACTTTCGTTATGTTCCCTGATGGTGACCTTGGTAAGACTTGGTTTGGTACTACTCCTGCTGAATCTGACCTTATGTCCGGTTCTGTTGCAAATGTATCTATCACTGATACTGGTGTTGCCGTTACTACTGTTCAGAAGGCTGACCCTGTTCAGGTTGAGACTATCGTTTCTATGATTTGTCTGCCTTCCTTTGAAGCTGCTGACCAGGTTTACATTCTGGACACTCAGGCAGGCTAATAAAGGAGGACTGAACTATGGTTAAGATTACGAATGGTGTGAATGTGTTTGAAGTAACCAGAGGTGCCTTTGATGGGATTTATTCTCGTCAGGGGTACAAGCTGGTTGACGAAAAGGCTGAAGCTAAAGCTCCTGAAGCACCTGCTGCTCCTGAAAAATCTGAGGATGATATTTTCGTAGAAGAGATTCTCGAAAAGCCTATTTCTCAGTGGAATAAGGAAGAGGTAAAGCGTTTTGCAGCTATCAAGGAGATTGACATCTCCGGTACTAAGAACGCCAACGAAGCTAAGGAGATTATCAAGTCTTTCATTGACGGTGAGTAAGAGGTGAGCCTATGACGGATATTGAAAGAATCAAGAAAGAAGTACGAGAGGCTCAGTCACCTTATTTTGAAGAGGATGACTTCCAGTATTATCTGGATAAGAATAATGGTAACGTCAATGCTACCATTTATGAGATGCTTATCATTAAGTCTGAAGATTCTACAATATCTGTCAGTGGTTTATCCACACAAGATACTTCAGCTTATTTTAAGCGATTAGCATCTCGCTTCAAACCGTTTAATTCAGGCATCCTCAATGAATAGGAGGTACCAAGATGATAAACACTCAGTTTGAAGCATACAAAATCAAAAGAGAGTTAAAGCGAAGCGGTATTGATTACGAGTTTAAGAGGTCTGGTGTGAATGACTTTGGTGAACCGGTTGGTGAGCCTATTGTGGTTGGTACAATTCGAGGATTGTATCACGAGCAGAATGGCAGTGTCCAAGTTACGACTGGAGACACAACTCAGGTTCGTACAAAGAAAATTCCAATGATTTTGTGCTTGTATGAAGATGCCGCTAGCTTAGTTTTACAGGTCGGTGATGAGCTAAAAATCAACAACAAAATTCTCAAGGTTACTGGCATGGTGAATATCCAGGAATGGAACATCATTGCAGATATATCTTTGGAGGTGGTTGATAATGTCGTTTAAGCTTGACTATGATAGCAGCTCATTGAAAAAGAATTTGGATAAGATGTCCGTAAAACTTGGTGCAGTTGTTTTGATGTATTCGGCAACTAAAGCAAGTGAGTTGCAAGCAAAGATGAAAATGAATCGTCCTTGGACCGATAGAACTGGTATGGCGAAAGCTTTGCTGAATGCGAAAGTATCGCAGCCAAGTCCGACCATAGTTCGTATTACACTTGCTCATGGTGTAGATTATGGTATTTGGCTTGAGCTTGCACACGAAAAGAACTATGCGATTATTGCTCCAACAGTTAGAGAGGAAGGTCCAAGAATCGTAAGTGACCTTGACAATCTTATGAGCAAACTGAAACTGTGAGGTGATAAGTATGGTTGATGCAAATTTTGAATATGCTGATTCAAGGTGGCAGGACATATACTTGCATTTGAAGAAATCAGGTTTTGATGTATATTCGCCTGGTGTAAAAACTGGTGATTGTACTAAGGAATACATCGTCGTAAAGAATGATGGTTCATCAAAGCTTCCGAACTTCAGTACGGATGATGATTTATATGCAGTAATGTGTTATGTGCCAAAACAAGCATATAGTACACTTGAGCCACTGGTTCAAAAGGTCAAGAAGGCCATGAAGGAGTTAGAGCCGATGATTATGCCGTATGGCAGTCAAACTCCAAGCTATTATGATGATAGTTATAAGGCTCACATGATTAGTATTGAATACAAGAATCACAAGAAAATTCTATAAGGAGGAAAATAACGATGGCTGGTACTGTTAAAAAGTCCAAAGCTGAGATTGCGACTATTGATTGTTGCCTTGTTACCATTGAAACCAGTGATGGTGAATTTGGTTTTGACACTGCAAACAAGATTGAAGTCGAGCCTCAGATTGAAGAGGAAGATGCCGTTAAGCTGGTTGTAAAAGGCATCCTTCGTGCTCAGAAACCGAAGACTACAACCGTTACTGGTAATGAGATTACTCTTACCGACAATGTCTTCAATCCTGAACTTGTTCTGATTCTCCAGGGTGGTACTATTAAGTATGACTCTTCTGAGACTACAAAGATTGTTGGGTATACTCCGCCTGCTGCAGGTTCTGCTGATAAGGGTGAGGTATTTAAGCTGAATGCTTATTCTGCTCAGTATGATGCATCTGGTCAGATTGTTCAGTATGAGAAGATTACGTATCCGAACTGTCAGGGTGTTCCTGTTGCGTTTGGTTCGGAAGATGGTGTGTTCCGTGCTCCGGAATATACTATCAACAGTGCGCCTAAGACAGGCGAAGCACCTTATGACATCAGTTACGTAGCTGTACTTCCTGTGTTGCAGGCGTAAATAAATAAATAAGAAAGGAAATTGAGAATCATGGATAATAACATGTATGGAAATAATGGAGTTGTGAATGGTCAGTTTGGGGGACAGATGATGCCTCAGCCTCAGCAGGTTAAGCCGGTGAATTGTGATACTCAGATGAATATCACTACACTGGCAGACTTGCAGAGCTATGCTGCTGGTACTGTAGTTCGTTTCCCTGATTTTGCGGAAGGTCAGCCTTTTGTTGCTCGTGTTCGTAGACCGAGTATGCTTGTTTTGGCTAAGCAGGGCAAGATTCCGAATACCCTTTTGACTGCAGCCGGTGAGTTGTTTTCTAAGGGTGGTGCAGGTATGGATGCCGACAATGAGAATATGCTCTCTGATGTGTATGGCATCTGCGAAGTAATTGCAAGAGCCTCTTTGGTTCAGCCTACGTATGATGAGATTCAGCAGGCCGGTATGGAGCTTTCTGATGACCAGATTATGGCTATCTTCAATTACACTCAGAATGGAGTGAAAGCTCTGGAATCCTTTCGTAAAGAGTAAAAAGATTTTGAATGTGCTGGGGCTGGCAAATGTTTATCGTTGCCGCCCTAGTTCTTTGTTAGACATAACTGACCCTTACACAGCATATTGTTTTGATGAAGCTTGTGCTTATATCACCAGAAAAATGGAGGAAGGAGAAGAGCCAAGCTTTAGACTGAAGTTTAGTTCTTTTAAGGACTTGTACAAGCATTATACTGGATAAATAAGGGAGGTGAGAGTTGTGGCCACTGATGTTGGTTCTGCTGTTGGTTATCTTGACTTAGACATTTCTGGTTTTTTGGCCGGATTAAAGTCTGCCCAGAGTGAAGCTGATACGGCAAGTAAGAATATTGCAACAAAAATTGGAAACAATCTTCAAAGTGTAGGTAAGAGCGTGACTTCTGCAGGCTCGACTCTTACCAAAACGGTTACAACACCAGTACTTGGCCTTGGTACAGCAGCAGTAAAGGTAACGTCAGATTTTGAATCGGCAATGTCTAAGGTGTCTGCTATTTCAGGTGCAACTGGTGGTGACCTCGACAAACTAAATCAAAAAGCCCAGGAAATGGGTGCAAAAACAAAGTTCAGTGCTACTGAATCTGCAGAAGCATTTACATATATGGCTATGGCCGGTTGGAAAACTGAAGATATGCTTGACGGTATCGACGGTATTATGAACCTGGCTGCAGCTGATGGTCTTGACCTTGCTACTACGTCTGACATCGTAACTGATGCCTTGACTGCTTTTGGTTTGAGTGCTTCTGATAGTGGACACTTTGCAGACGTTCTCGCTAAAGCTTCTTCGAATGCGAATACCAACGTAAGTATGCTTGGTGAATCTTTCAAGTATGCAGCTCCTGTTGCAGGTGCTCTTGGATATTCTGCAGAAGATACAGCTATCGCTCTTGGTCTTATGGCCAATGCCGGAATTAAAGGTTCACAAGGTGGTACTGCTCTTAGAGGTTCTCTGACGAGATTGATTAAGCCAACTGATGATGCTGCTGCATTGATGGAACAGTATGGTCTGTCTATGACTAATGCCGATGGTTCGATGAAGAGCCTTGGTGAAGTTATGAACATGCTGAGAGACAAACTTGGTGGTTTGACTGAAGCTGAACAAGCTCAGGTTGCAGCTCAGATTTTTGGTCAGGAAGCTATGTCAGGTATGCTGGCAATTATCAATGCTTCTGATTCTGATTATGCAAAACTCACCGATGCTATCTATGATGCAGATGGTGCTGCTCAGCAAATGGCAGATACAATGTTGGATAATCTTAGTGGTCAGTTGACGTTGCTTAAATCTGCATTGGAAGGTTTGGCAATTCAGTTTGGTGAAATCTTAATGCCGTACATTAAGCAGTTTGTCACTTGGCTTCAGAACTTGACGCAGAGATTGCAAGAGTTAACGCCTGAGCAAAAGGAACAAATTGTCAAGTGGGCGGCTATTGCAGCAGCTATTGGTCCTGTACTTATGGTACTTGGTAAGTTGACATCGAGTGTTGGTAGCATAATTACTACATTCGGTAAAATTCCTGGAGCAATTGCAAAAGCAAAGAGTGCATTTACTGCGGTTAGTGCTGCTATTGGTGGAATTTCTGCTCCGGTTGTAGCTGTGGTTGCTGTGATTGGTGTTCTAATTGCTGCATTTGCAAACTTGTGGAAAACTAATGAAGAGTTCAGAAACAAGATGACAGCAATTTGGGACGGTATAAAATCCAAGTTCGAATCGTTTGCTCAAGGCATAGTCGATAGGCTAAATGCTCTTGGCTTTGATTTTGAGAATTTTGGTGAGGTCGTAAAAGCAATTTGGGACGGCTTCTGCAGTTTACTTGCCCCGATATTTGAAGGGGTATTCAATCAGGTAGGTGTGATTCTTGGTTCGGTGCTTGATGCATTGACAGGAATTTTTGATGTGTTTATCGGTATCTTCACCGGTAATTGGGACCAAGCTTGGCAAGGTGTCAAAGAGATATTTGGTGCTGTTTGGGATTTGATTAAGGGAACTTTCGAATCTTGGACTATGGCATTCAAAGGAATTGCTGATACTGTGTTAGGCTGGTTTGGAACTACATGGGATGAGACTTGGACAAATATCAAGCAGTTCTTTGTAGACACTTGGAATGGAATTACTACATTCTTCTCGAATGTGATAAATGCCATTAAGACGGCAGTGTCCAACTTCATTACGACTATCATAAACTTCTTTGCTCAGCTTCCTACGAATATTGCAAACTTCATTACGAATGCGTATAATTCAGTTGTAACGTGGGTAAGCAATATGGTTGCTAAGGCAAGAGAAATGGGACAAAACTTCCTGAATGCAGTCGTAAGTTTCTTCACGAATTTGCCATATAAGGTTGGCTATTTTATTGGTAATACATTGACCAACATCGTGCTTTGGGTTGGTAACATGGTAGCAAAAGCCAGGGAAATGGGAACGAATTTCATCAATAATGTGGTGTCGTTCTTTACGCAGCTTCCTGGAAAGGTACTTCAGTTTATTACCAGTGCATTCAACAATGTTCAGACTTGGGCAACCAACATGGTAAATAAAGCTCGAGAGATGGGAACAAACTTCATCAACAATGTTGTTAGTTTCTTCACTCAGCTTCCTGGTAAAGTGTTGCAGTTTATTACAAGTGCTTTCAATAACGTGCAAACGTGGGCTACTAATATGGTCAACAAAGCACGCGAAATGGGTACTAACTTCATCAACAACGTAGTAAGCTTTATGCAGCAGTTGCCAGGTAAAATTAAGCAGTATCTTGATAGTGCAATAAATAACCTCAAGACTTGGGTCACTCAGATGGGTCAAAAAGGTAAAGAGGCAGTTCAATCACTTATCAATAATGTTATGTCGGCAGCAAGCGGAATCGCAAGCAAAGTTATGTCGATTGGTACTGATATTGTTACTGGTGTTTGGAATGGTATCAAAAACGCAGTAGGTTGGTTTACCGACCAAGTTAAAGGCTTCTTCTCTGGTATTGTTGATGGTGTAAAAGATGCACTTGGCATTGGTTCGCCGTCCAAGGTATTCAGGGATGAGATTGGTCGATGGTTGCCGCCTGGTGTTGTTAAAGGTTTTGAAGCTGCAATGCCTTCGGCTATGAAAGCAATTCAGAAAGACCTGAACAAGGGAATCGATGGTATTGACACCGATAATATTTCTGTTGGTGCTGGTATTACGGTATCTGGATTTGCTGATAAGCTTAAGTCGATTTACAATGAGGTTGCACTTTGGTTTGAGTCCATTGAAAGCAGAATCGGAAACTCTGTTGACAGCATGATGCAGTCGCTTGATATGCTTATTAGAGCTGGTCAGGTGATTGTTAACTCTGATGGTACTCTTGGATATATTGGCTATAATGGATTCACCAAGTCTGGTGGTTCTGAGGGCTACGTTGATAGAACAAATCCGAAAGACAAAGACACTGGCGGAAATGGTGATACATTCATATTCAATAGTCCTAAGGCCATTGATGAAATTGAAGCTGCTAAGCAGATGAAGAAGACGAAGCAAGATATGGCAGAAGGATTCTAAGAAAGGAGTGGTGAGTGTGGTCGAAGGAATCAAACTCCAGAATGTAGAGACCCGAGCAATTCTTACGCTTGACATGGTATCTACACCTGATTACATACTTAATTCAGTGGATTGGGGTGCCGTAGAAAGCACCCACCACTCTTATAAGTATGTAAACCAGATTGGTGTGTATGTAACTGGCACCAGTTTGGAAACAAGGTCAGTTACGATTCAAGGTTGGGTTATTGCAGATACGGAAGCTGTAATGACTAAACGTAAGCAAACACTAAACAGATTCTTCAATCCTCAGCAAGCTGTTGATTTGTTTTATAAAGACTATGTGCTTAGGTTTTTACCAAACACATCTGTACGATACTCAGCAACTATTGCAGAGAACAATGAAGTGATTTGTAAGTTCAAGATTGAAGGGTATTGCCCTGACCCATTATTCAGTGAACAGGTCGAAAGTAAGGTTGCAGCAGCAAGCACAATTCCTATATTCCATTTTCCTTTGATTATTTCAAAGAATCCGTCGCCTCCTGGTGGTGTGATTTTTGGATTGAGACAGCCAAGCTTGATTGTTGCAATCAATAATTCAGGTGCCGTTGATGTTGGTATGAAAATCGTATTCAAAGCTAATGGTACTTTATATGGTCCAAGCTTAATCAACGTTGACACACAAAAATATTTTAAGGTAAACAAAACGATGCAAGCCGGTGAGGAAATCATGATTGATACAATCATCGGTGAAAAGAAGATTCAGGGAACGTTGAATGGTATAACATCAAACTACTTTAAGTATCGTGACCTTGACAGTGAATGGCTTCAACTTAAAGTTGGCGATAATCTTTTCAGATATGACGCTGACGAGAACGTTGAAAATCTTGAGGTATATATCTACTTCAACAATAAGTATTTGGAGGTGCAAGAATGCTATTAGAAAAACAAATCCAGATACTTGTATTCAAAGTGGATGATACCGCATTTGAGAACATTGGTGAGGTTAACCAGTATGACAGCTTAATTTGGCCAGATAAGTTTAACGGCTACGCAAGCTTTGAACTTTGGGCACCAATTACTGAAGAAAATTCTGAGTATTTTAAGAAAGGAAACATTCTTTGGTGTGGTGGCGATAATGCAGTTGTTGTTGAGATTGTAAAGTCGACTATTGATGACAAAGGAACAAAAACGTTCAATGTCAAAGGTAGAACACTTGAGATGTTCTTTACAACTCGTATCATTTGGGGTACATATAATGCTTCAAATAAATATGCATCAACTGCTATGTATGAAGTTGTGAATCAGAACTGCGTGAATCCTACAAATGCAAACAGAAAGATTCCTTATTTAGAGTGTGCTGAGGACAAACACATTGGGGATAAAATATCAATACAAAAGACTGGCGGTGAGGTTTATGCTACGCTAAACACAATTGCTGCTAGTTCAGATATAGGCTTCAATGTGTTGTTCAGACCAAAAGAAAAGAAGCTGATTTTTGAGGTGGTTGCTGGAGTCGATAGGACAATTGAACAAAGCGAAGTTGACCCTGTTGAGTTTAGTACAGACCTTGAGGATATTCTTTCAAGCTCTTATTACACGAACAATCAGGATGAAAAATCTGTAGCGTTAGTAATGGGTGAGGGAGAAGGAGCTTCAAGAAAGTCAAAAATATCTGGAGACAATACAACCAAAGGCTTCGGTAGGCGAGAGCTTTATGTTGATGCAAGAGATATTCAATCTGAGTCTGTAAATGAAGATGGTACTACAACTACTCTTACACCTACAGAGTATGATGCAGCTCTTGTAAATCGAGGAGATGATAAACTCGCGGAATGTAAAACGACCGAAACATTTGAAGCACAGATTCGTGTTTTCGGTGACGTTCAGTATGAGTTTGGCAAAGACTATCAAAAAGGCGACAAGGTTACAGTAAGAGATAGGCAGCTTAATGTAGTGGTGTCTGCAAGAATTACTGAAGTGGAAGAGGACTTCGACGATGAGTATGCATTAGTTCTTACGTTTGGGTATTCGTATCCAACAATAATGCAGAAAGTAAAGCAACAAATTTCGTAAGGAGGTGAGTTAAGTGGAAAGATGTGGATTTTTCGATGCGTATCTAAATGGTGAAGAATATGATAGAGTTTATTTAGCACAGCACTTTGCGGCATATTTTGCAAGCTTTATTGCCAATGGTGTTTTTGCTGAGCACTCTAATCAGCTTCAGGTTATGGAAATGCCAACACCTCAAATGCAGATAGGCATTGAAAGAGGACAAGGCTGGATAAATGGATATTGGTATGAAAATACTGATATGCTTTATATGCCGGTTGATGTTGCAGATGGTGTTTTGAATAGAATCGATTCAGTTGTTCTTCGTCTTGGATTCTCTGAGAGAAATATGTGGTTGGCTGTAAAGAAGGGAACTCCTGCTGTAAACCCTATAGCTCCAGAGGTTACACGTACTGCTGACTACTATGAGCTTCAGCTTGCTACAATTAGCATTCCTGCCAGCTCAATCAAAATTACTCAAGCTCAAATCACTGATACTCGTATGAATCAGGATGTTTGTGGCTGGGTAACTGGTGTTGTGAAGCAGCTTGATACTACAACATTGTTCAATCAATTCGAATCATACTTTGATGAGTTTAAGCAATTCTACGAGAATGATTATGCGAATTGGACAGCTGAGCAAAAGCAGGCGTACATTACATGGGTTACTCTGCAAGAGAACGATTACACAAACTGGACGAATGAACAAAAAGCTGAATACGATGAGTGGTATGCATCTCACATTGATTTGTGGCAGAATGAGTTTACCACGTGGTTTGAAAATGTTAAAGGTCAGCTTAGTGAAGATGCAGCTGGTAAAATTCAGGTAGAGATTGATGAGCATGAAGCCAGATTGGATAACATTGAAAAGATGCTTATTTCTGGTAAAGCATTTGCTCCTGCTGAAATTTCTTCTGGTGAGTTGCTTGCTACTTCGAATGATGAAGTCATTGTATTTGAGTGGCCTATTGGTTGTCAGTGTTAAGTCTAACAAACTATAAACAAATAAATGAACAAGGAGGAAAATATAATGAGTGTACTTTCTGTACAAACTAAAAAGATTCCTGAGTTGCAAGCTACTACAGGTCTTGTCGGAAGTGACATGATTATTGTTGAGCTTGCTGACGGTGGCACAAGAAAGATGACTTACAGTAATTTGATTGCTGTAATTCAAGCATCGCTTAAGGGTGATGAAGATGCAATGATGACTATTGCAAGCATCTCATCTATTCAGACTGATGAAAGCGGAAAGGTTCCTTCATCTGCTTTGGTTAAGGGAATGAATGATGATTTTGCAATCATGAAAAGAGAAATCATGGCGCCTTATGGCTATTTTGGAATTGAGCAGAACCTTGATACTTTGATGGGGTATGTTCGTGCAGGTCAGTGGGATAAGTTCGCTATCGGTGACTATTTTATTGACACAAGAACTAATGGGCAAAAGGTAATGTGGGAAGTCGCAGACAAGAATGGCTATCTTCATTGTGGTGATTCGCCTCTTGAAAGCAATAACATTATCTGTGTTCCTCGTGACTGTCTTGAAGAAACTCAGCAGTATAATACGTCAAACACAAATACTGGCGGTTTTGCAGCTTCTTTGATGCCGGCAGCTTTGGAAACAATTGCTGGTACTTTCTCGGCTAAATTGCAGGGTTATATGGCCACTGTAAGAAGGCTTGAAAATAATAAAGGAGGCTGGGCATGGGCATCTCGTAGAATTTCACTTCCGTCTGTGAATGAGATGCTTGGTCATAAAGGCTGGGCTGACCAGTTTTCTGGTGGTCCTGTTTGCCATAGTTTGGCACTGTTTACTGGTGGTAATGCACACGTTATGAAGGGAAGAGGATTTAATAAATCTGCAGCTTCTCGTCAGTGGTACTGGTTGGCAGACCCTTCTGCAGCTAATACCGCGAGCTTTTGCACTGTCGGCGGCGATGGCAGCTCGAACGACAACACCGCCTCCAATGCCGGCG